CGGTGATGTTGTTGCCGTGGGGACTGGAAATGGTGAACAGAGGTCCGTCATACCATGTTGAGAGTCCGGCGACAATTTCGTCTGATTCGCAAACCGTGTCTGGCAACACACAGTTTGGATGAACATAGGGCAACATTTGGTTTGCGCTGATGATTTCTAGGTACGGAAACAACGTGCGCAAGTCTATGCCGTTATAGATGCCCTGGTTCAACATTTCGCAGGTCCAACACGTTTTGTCGTCGCTGATGGCCAAATAAAACCACAGGTCCAAGGCGCCAAAGAAGGATTGCCTAGGATCTTTAAGCCAGCCTGGCTTACGTTTCAACGCTTCCAGGACGGCCTGCACGGCCATGACTGCCTGTTCAGCCGTGGGCGATGACTGTGAAGGACTTGTCACCACTGTTTCCATCATGATGTAATTCACCCTTCAAAAGGGGCACTTTTGTTGGCAACAATGCTTCGCGGAACTGGTCAAAGATTTCGTTGCGAATCAACAGGAAACAACGCTCGCTTTCAGGCGACAAGGCCGTTACTGACTTGCCGAGGGCTTCTGACAGTTTACGCAGGCTTTCAAACTTGGACTTGTCCACAAACGCTTTGATTGCCCTATCGCCCTCGCGGATGGCCTCCGACACGGTTATCTGGCGCTGAATGAAACTGTCACGAATCACGTTCAAGCTGGCTTCTAACTGTTTCATTTGCGGAGCATTCAACAATGGCTTCTCCTGGTCAGGCGATATGATCTGTGGCAGTTCAGGTTTAGGCTTCTCTGCCTCAATCAGGTTTAAGCCTTTCTGGCGTATCAAATCCTGCGCCTGTTCCCAGGTGATTGTGCCATTAGCCTGCAACGCTCCGATGCTGTCAAGCGTCACGCTGTCATAGATTGCTTTCGGCGCGCCCCACCTGATCCTGGGCAATGGCGCCTGGCACAGTCTGGTAAAGAAGCGTTGTTGGACTTCAAAACTGTAATCTTCCTGTTCGCCCTTCACAAAGTTGTCGACGCTTTCCATCATTTTCGTGGCGCTGGCTTCAGTCGCATTCTTCAACAACAGAAACAGGGGCGCATGAATTGCTTGGCCAATCTGGGTGCTGATCATTTCAATATACGGGATGAACCGTACACTACTGCTTGGCTCCGCAAAACTGTGACGCAACTCGTCAGGCTGCACGTTTGGAATGAAAATGTCCTCATCAACATCAGCCTCCATCACGCTCGTGTAAAGTTCATCGACGCCTCGGCTGCATTCCCAAATGCCCTGCGGCCTACTGTACCTGTGAATGATTTTGGGCATGTCAATATTAATCTGTTTCCTAGCATCAATCAAACCTGCAATGGCGTCCACGATGCTTCGGCCATACGGATGACTCGTGTCAGCGTTATGGTAGAACAGTATAATGCTGCCCATATCCTGTTTGCTGCTCCACTCAGCCACTTGAGTGCCGCCTATTTCCTGCGTGTACTTGAGCAAAGTGCCCTTAGCATCACGCCAGATAAAGAAACTTTCAGGCGGCAAAACCTTCAAAGTGAGGTCAGGCAACAGTTCCACGGGGCAAAAGCCTTTCTCAATTTTGGTACGCACTATCTCGCGGAACTTCTGTTTCTTGCCACGCGCCCATTCCTCGCACACTGCCTTGTTCGGATGCTCAGGATCAATATCCTCGCCCTTCTCGTCCTTTTCACCCATTTCCACGTATGGACTCACGCCCACAATCATGTCAGTCAACAAGTCAATGCCGATGCGCACTTCAGGATCACCACACAAATCGTCATAACGACTCATGAGCGGTGGATGGGCTAGTTTGTCAGTGTACATGCCTCCAGTGCTGCTCACCACTGTGCCCTTATCGCTTTCGCTGGATGGGCGTCTACCATGTATAGCCTTAACGGGTTCTTTGACTGATTCCTTCGGTTTCCTTCCTATGAAGTATGGTCCTATTTGCGGCATCAATTAACACCTTGACTTTGAATTGTTCTAAGCATGTCATTTCACCAGGGCCTCTTGCCCGTGATTGCCCTTATGGGCCCGGCAAACGCGAGTCGCGCGCATGCGCCTGACACGGCGTCAACTTGGTCATCATGTTCACCAAGAGGAAACGCCTCAGCCTCATCCAAAAACGCGTTTATCCATGCGCCTTTGACAAGTTTAAAGTTGCCCGCCTCAGCCGCGCTGCTCACAGGATTCGCGCGCAGTTCTTTGCTGCCCGTAGCCCTGTCACCACGAAACGTGTAGCCTGGCAAAATGTTCCGTCGATAATGATCCAGCAACAGCAAACCTTCACTGCCTGGCTCCGTTTCCATGTACGTGCTCAACAGGTTACCATGAAGACCATAGTCTAGCACGGCTGTTTGCCTAATCAGTTTTTCAGTGGACTCAGGCGTGCCTCGCCTGCGGATCAGGTCTTCCAGGTAAAAGGTGCCCTGTTTAAACGCGATTTTGGCGCCGACCACATAGTCAGGGTCTTGGCCAGGCTTCGGACTTGTCCCTGCCATATCCCAATACCGCACGCGGATCGCGTCGGCAGGCGCCTCATCCACAATCGTGAACCATTCGCGCAGAAACTTGTTGCCGCCATGCTTCGCGGTCCAGTCGCCCAGCAAATACTGCTTCCTGGTGATAGGGTCCAATTCGCTGAGGCTTCTCACATAACTTTCTTTGTCAAGGCTGGGGTTGTCATCAAGTTTGGCTGGAATAAAGATTCGGCCATACTGCATGCCCTCGATCATGAACCGTTGTTTGACCCAGTCGTGGCCAATGTTGCCCGGGTTGCTTGCGCTCCGCATGCGCAGGGGCACGTTGCTAGTTTCCAGTCGCCTCAATCTGCTGAAGAGGTAACGATATTGGCTCTCGAGGAACTGGGTGAGTTCGTCAAAGCCGATCAGTTGAAACGCGGCGCTTTGGTACCTGTACTTGTCCTGTTCCGTTTCCAAATAGCCAAACGCGAGCCTTGCCGAGGAAGGAAACGTCCATGTGTGCGTGCTGCTGTTCCATTTGGCGTCTGTGCCGCCGAGCCACTGCATTGCCCTGTCCATAAGGCTTTCTGGCAACGCTAGGTCCTGGAAGGTGCGTCGGAACAGGATCGCGTTGTAGCCTGGCACGTCCACATACTGCAACGCTGCCATAAGCAACGCGTCACTTTTGCCTCCACCAGCCGCGCCTCCATACAAGGCTTCTTTATTGTTCAGGAGCAGAAACAGGGTCTGCTTCGGATGTGGCCTGTGCGGAATCCAACTGTTTTGCTTTAAGGTTTGATTGAATATTAAGTCGAGTTGCCTCTTCAAGGGCCCACTCGTAATCTCTGAGGTTCGTGTTAATGGTTGTTGTTGTGACATTCTGTTCCACTTTCGCGTAGGCCTCGATTCTTTGAGGCAACAATATTTTGAGCAACTCGTTCCTGTATTTCATTGCGGCTTCAGGATTTTCAGTGTCAGCCTTCAGGATTGCACGTTCTTGGTTTCGCAGCAGCTCCTCAATAAGATTCTGTGCTGTGAGGCTGTGCCGATACTTGTAGATCGTGTTCAGGCTGATCGTGATTTTCTGCTGAGTTTCGAATGCGTCACGTGTTTCTTGGGCACTGAAGCCTAGCGCCCAAAGTTCAACAATTCTTTCCATGACACTTTTGGGATACGTCAAGTTCACCAATTTTCACAAAATATTATTTAGCTGGAACATCAGCATCTAATGGTTGATTGGTGATGAATTTGTACCTGCGAACAATCACATCGCAGAAAATGGGTTCCTTTTCCATCATGAAACATCTGCGATTCGTTTTATGAGCAGCCACAAGTGTTGTGCCACTACCCCCAAACGGATCATAGATCGTGGCACCAACTTGGCTTCCGTCTTCTATGAGTGGCTGGATCAGTTCCACAGGCTTCATTGTTGGATGGACGACGCTTCTAGTTGGTCTGTCGACAAAGAAGATGTCATCTCTTTTCTTGCCGTAAAACTTGTGTTTTCCTTTCCAACCGTACGCGCAAAGTTCGTGCCGACTAAGGTAGTCTTGATTTGTCAGGACCAGGGCATGCTTCACCCATACCAGCATTTTCGTTGTGGTGTAACCGCTACTTTCAAGGCCTTCAAGCAGACGCACGAGGTTTCTTTGGTTTATCCAAATGTAGAAAGTGTTTGTGGGCGCCATCTGAATGGGGTCAAGCCATGATTTAGTGAATTTTAAATAATCGGCAGGAGCCACTTCTTTGTATGTGCTATCGCCCACCGCCATTTTGCGATGACGGAGGCTTGTCCATTCTTCGCCGTAAACTCCGTATGGCGGATCTGCTTGAATGCAATCAACAGATTCGTTGCCTAACAATTTTTTGACGTCTTCTGAAATAGTGCTATCTCCACACATTAGGCGATGCGTGCCCAATTCGAAAATATCGCCTGGTTTGATGTTTGTTGTGGAGGGGGCACTTGGTACGAAGTTCTGGTTGTTTTGACTGAAAAGAATCTCTCGCCTCATAAGCGCGCGCAGTTGTTTATCCTCGAGGCCAAGCAAACTTTTAAGATCATCTCTGCGGCCTGCATCCATGATGAGTTGGTATTCTGCAACGTCCTGATCGAGAACGTGCTCGCCGCGGATCTTGT